CCCGCTTTTCGCGGGGGAGAGCCTCTCTGAGTGGTACCGACGCTAACTCTTAGAGTTCGCTAGGTTTCTACAAAGAGGGGTTCCATTCTCGGACTCCGGGACTCGGCTATACCTACTAAGGTAAGTATTGCGGAATACGCCGTTTCTCTCTGAATGCAACTGGTGACTTATGGGATCTTTACCTACCAAGGCCGGTCGTTATAATCCGAAGTCCTTTTCGGACCTCGAACTCGATTATAATTACCGTCGGAAGCGTTCTTACAAGAACTCTGTTCTGCAAGGCACTTCCACTTCGTTGGCGTTACATAGGTCCCTCTACTGCGATTCTTTTAGCGGTAGGGTCCTAGATAACTTCCATCGCCGCAAGGCATCTGGCGAATTACTCCCTTATACTAGATACACTATGCTTAAGCATGACGTCTCTAATTCTGGGGCTAATCCGTTATTCTTTAGCGTTCTCGGTACTACTACCGGCAACGTTTGGGAATTTTACTATGACTGGCTTGATGGTTCACCTCTTCCTGTTCAGGACGGGGTTACCTTCTCGATAGCCAAATTAACAGATGCTGACCGTGTCCTCGCCGAAGTCGGCGCGGACCCCTACACTGAAGTACAGCAAGCAGCTGCTCGCATGTACTCTCGGGGCTGGGATGGTCTTACATTTCTTGCGGAGCTCCACAAGGTTGTTTCGATGTTTCGTAACTCTATTCCAAAGGTCATTGATTTGATCTTAGAATATGTTAAGTACCGTCGAAACTTCCGCGCCGCCGCACGTACTGCCAAGACACTTTCTCAGTGGCTTGAAGGGCGTTACGGTTGGCGTGTTCTCATTTATGACATTATTGACATGAATGAGCTCATACGGAGCGTTGGTGAAGATCAGCTGTCACGCGTAAAGGACCGTGCCGGCTCTAATTTTACTCACTTAGACTCTTCTACATTTATTGGGAGTGATACTAATATCACTCGCCATTATGTGGATGTTACAGAATATTCTGTTAGCCTTCGTGGTTCAATTATTGCCGACTTCATGCCTTCTAAGATTAGTCTCAATCCAATCGTTACTGTTTGGGAACTTGTTCCCTTCAGCTTCGTTATAGATTGGTTCTTTTCCGTTGGCAAGGCCCTCCAAGCGTTGTCTTTCCTTGCTCTCAACAATCAGTATACTGCTTGTGCCTCATATTATATCCAGGCGAATAGACAAGTTTCGTTTAGTCATTTGACTTTTACGGATCCTTACTCTACTTTGACTGGCCATAATTTTGACACTTGCAATGTATCTGAGAGTTGGGAAATTAAGGATAGACGCCCAGTTGTAGTCCCATACCTTCCGCGGATAGCGATAAACCTAGACGCATTTAAAGTCTTAGACTTAGTTGCTCTTCTAGGCCAAGCTGTCCTTCAACTATCAAGGAGATAGTTATGGCAGGCATGACGACTGCACTCACTGAGTTCGCCGATAATGGGAACTCTCGCACGTATACGTACACTGGTCACACAGCCGCGGAACCGCGTCTGGTGATTGAGAGGCGTAAAACGGCAACTGGAAGCGCTTCGGTTATTGAGGATACCATTCAGGTACTCTCTTCTACCGAAGATGCAGCAGGAGATCTCCTTTCCAGTAAAGTCTTGTTTGAAGCAAAGATCCGTCGTCCCGTGAATGGTATCGCGGGTGACGTAACTGCCGCTCTGGCCGTCTTCCGCGATATTATCGCGGGTGACGAATTCACCAATACGGTGAATACCCAGGAATGGCTCGTTTAAGTGCGTCTTTTCGCAAGGTTCTTGAAACTATTTTCAGAACCGAGCTTAAATTCTTGCTTATCCGAGTCGTTCAGCGACTACTTTCAAAGATTACTCCTCCGTAACGGAGAGTAAGACTCTATCTTTAGAGTACTTTGAACTTAACCCTTGCTCAAATGGAGGATTCCGCAATGGAACCTACTAGTATAACATACGACTTGTGTCGATGCTATATTCAAGACAAAAGAAAGGCGATACCAGAAGCTTCTTACCAACGTATCCTCGGACTTCTGAGGGCACGTCGATTTGATCTTCTGGCAGCCGTTGGTGACTTCTCTGTGCACGATGTAACATGTGCAGAGCACGCTCGTGTCCTTTTGCAAGTCGCTGCGTTCTTTAAAAAGAACACAGCTTTCACTGACCCGTTAGCCGCACGTTTGTCGGCACTGATCTCTTTTGAGACTGGTGAAGACATATGTCGCGAGACTAACAGCAGACTCGATACTTTTTATATGGAGCCCCACGGGGATCTCCATTTTAAAGTCGAGAGAATGCGGTCGTGGATTAGACGAACATTAGGGAGCGTTAATGACTTCTTAGACAATTTGCCTAAAGAGGTCGAGGTCACTTCCGGAGCTACTGCTACTCGGAGCCGCCGGAGGTCCTACCCGTTCATGAAGATTTCTTCGCGTCCGGTGTGTACCCCCGGAGCTATGAAAGTTTTAGACCCTCTTCTCCGTTTTTATGGAGTCGAGGTCTTTGCTTTCAAGCTCGTATCGCTTAACCGAGTTACCTTTGTTCCTAAGTCTTGGAAGACGGAAAGAACTATCGCCTGTGAACCTGAAGGGAATGTTTTCCTCCAGTTAGCAGTTGACAAGTTCTTTAAATCCCGACTCCGCAGATCTGGCATTAATTTATCAGATCAGACTCGAAACCAAGAGTTGTCACGCATCGGTTCAATTAGTGGCGATTTAGCTACTATTGACCTTAGCATGGCTTCTGATACACTCTCATATAATGCTGTTGCACTCTTACTTCCGTATGAGTGGTTCAGTCTTTTGAGACTGTTGAGGTCTCAATATTATGAAATGTATCGGAACAAGCGTGAAGAGTATAATAAGTTCTCCTCTATGGGGAACGGTTTTACTTTTCCTCTTGAAACTCTCGTTTTCGCTGCTGCTTGCTATTCTGTGGGTAGCTCTACCTATTCTGTTTATGGTGATGATATCATCATTGAAGCAGATTTAGCTGAGCAACTCATTGAATTGCTTGCGTACCTTGGATTCGTTGTTAACCAGGAAAAATCCTTCCTACATGGCCCTTTTAAAGAGTCGTGCGGGAAGTTCTGGTTTAACGGCGTTGATATCACTCCCCGTTATCTTCGTGACATTGACTCGCGTAAAGCGAATCTATGCCACTTAGTTAACATCATGGGAGAGATCTCTGAGCCATATGGTTCGTTATGGGCTTATCTGAAAGACTTTGTCTCTCTATATAAGCTCCCATTTGTTCCATATAACGATGATTCTATGAGCGGGGTGAGAATACATCCTCATTTCGCTTATAGGTTAGGTATTCTTCATACATCCCGGAAAGGTCGATTCGCTTGGACACCGAGATTTAAGGCATATTTGCCTCAGTCCCGAATGTTTAGGTCATCTTCCTTCCGCGCATATTTCCTTTGGCATCTAAGATACCACTGGTCGTCTGCTAAGGATCGAGAAGAGAGCAGTAGGTACACCTCTTTCAGTCACAAATACGTGAGAAAGTGGGTCCGCTGGTATCCAGCGGTG